TGCTGCAGGAGATTTTCAGTTTAAAATGCTAACAGGTGATGGTGATAAAGACGGTTCTGCTTTTCAAACAGGATTACAAAGAGTTATAAATTTATATGAAGCTAAAAATCAAGCTGTTCCTAGTTGGGTTAAATCTGCTAAAGAACATAATGATCCTAGAAAATTAACTTACGAACAACAAGAAGAATTATTTTTAATTAACTTACAACAACAAAAAGGAACTGATGCTTTAATAAAAGCAATGTTAGATGGTAATATGGAGAAAGCAATGGAATTGTATGCAAAATATCATCACACAAATGTTAAAGTTTTGAATGACAAAGTTATAAAGAAAAAATTTAAAAAAGCATACAAAGACTAATACTATGATAAATTTTGGATTAGGTGGTTTTGAAACATCCGAACAAGAAATAGGTTCTTTATACAATCAAACTAAAAGTGGTTTTTGGGAAACTGCAGGCGCAACATTTATGAATGCCTGGAACTACAATCCTACATCTTCTGTATTTAGATCTATAGAACAAACTCAAGCATATCAATCAAGTAGTGAATATTTAGATAGAGATGAATTAAACAAACAATATGGAGATCTTGGTTTAGTTTTTGAAAAAGATACTAGAGCAGGTTTGGTTGACTATTTAGTTGAAAGAAAAAAATTAGAAAACGAAAGAGCAGAAATTATTTCTAGAGGTCCAGATAGTAAACTTGCTAAAAGTTTTTTCTTTTTAGAATCTCTTGGTACAAGTTTTTTAGATCCAATAAATCTTGCAGCATCATTTGTTCCAATTGTTCGTGAAACAAGATTTGCAAATATGGTAGCAAGATCTGGTAAAAATGTTGCTAGAATGAAAAAAGGTTTTATTGAAGGTTTTGTTGGTAATACTGCAGTTGAACCTCTTGTTTATGGTGTAGCAAAATCAGAGCAAGCTAATTATGATGTATATGATTCTTTTGCAAACATAGCAGTAGGTGGATTTATAGGTTCTGCAGCTCATGTTGGTTTTGGAAGAATAGGTGATTTTATTGCAGAAAAAAGAGGTAAGCCAAATATCTATCAAAAACTTGCTGCTATCTCTCCAGAAAATCAACAAGCATTATTAAGATATTCTGTTGGTAAAGTTTTAAAAGGAGAGAAAGTAGATACTGGAAATGTTATAGTTGAAAAAACTAGAATAGGTGATGAAAGATTAAATAAATTAGAACAACAAATTGTAGAGTATAAAAGTTTGTATAAAAATTCTTTAGATAATAATGACAGAAAGTCTGCAAAAGTTTACTTGCAGAACTTGCGAAACCTACAAAAAACAGAAAGAGATTTAATCGAAGCTAAAAGAAAAGCAAACGATGAAGCCAAACTAAAAGAACAAAAAGAAGGTATTAATGCTAACAATAAAAAACCAACTACTGAAGTAGAGTTGACAAGAAGAGAAAAAGTAACTTCCGAAATAGAAACAGAAGCAGAAAATCTTAATGCATCAACTAAAGTTAGGCAAAAACAATTAGATATTAAAGATGAAGATATTGCTCCAATATCTGAAAACAAAGCTGAAATAGAAAAAATAGATAACAATATAAAAAATAAAACTAAGATAAGAGAAGCTATAGAAGCAGGAACTTATTGTACTAAGAGGAACAGTTAATGGCAGATATAAAAAGAATATCTAAATGTTTTCAAGAAGTTAAAAGATTAACTGGTGATCTTATATCTGATGAACAAATTAATGAAATTTTAGATGAAGCTAAAATAAAAATTAATGAAAGTAAGTTTGAAAAAGCACAAATAAAAACAGACGAAATTTTAGCAAAAGAAATTATAGATAAATTTGAATACGAACAAGCATTAAAAAAAAGAAACTTAGCCGACAACAATATGAAGGCTATAGATATTTATCAAAAAATAATAGATGCCGTAGATTTATCTGCTGCGTCTGGAGTTAAGTTTAGATTAACACCAGAAGAAGGTGTTTTATCAATATTAGTTGGTGGTCAAAAATTTTCTAAAATTGCTAGAGATTCTATTGGATCAAGACAAACTGCTTCAGAAGAAATGTATATAACTAAATTTTTTAAATTAATTAATGATATATCACCTACTGCCTGGGATGCTTTTAGTTCTGGTAAAATGGATTTAGAAATAATGGATGAAATAAAAGGTTTAATTTCTGGTAATGCAGAAGCTGCACAAATTGCAAAAGTTTTAGTTAGAATACAATCAGATTTAAGAACTCAATTAAATGACTTAGGAGCAAACATAGGTGAGATAGATGATTGGATTACAAGAATGTCTCACGATACAGAAAAAATGGCTAGAGCTGCAAATGGTTCTAAAATTATTGGAGATCATAGAGTTGCGTGGAGAGAATATGTAAAACCAAGATTAGATTTAAAAAGAACTTTTCCAAATGTAAATGATCCTAAAGAAATAGATAAAATATTAGATAGTGTTTTTGATAGTTTAATGTCTGGTGATCACACAAAACATGATGGTGCAGGAAGTGTTTTTGGTACAAAAAATGTAACTAATAGATTAAACGCATCAAGAGTTTTACATTTTAAAAACTCTGCTAGTAGACAAGAATATAGTGTTAAGTTTGGACAACCTTCCTTAAAAGAAAATGTATTAGGTGTTATCACGACTAGCACAAGAAACATTGCATTAATGCAAACACTTGGAACTAATCCTAAAGATACTTTAGAAAAAATTTTAGCTTTGTTAAGAAAAAAATACAAAAGTGAAGATCCTAAACAAATTAATAAATTAAATTTTAAAAATTTTGAAAATGAATTTAAAGAAATAGATGGAAGTATTAATGGTATATCAAATGATGTTTTAGCAAAAGTAGGTATGGTTGTTAGATCAACAGGAGCAATGGCAAGACTAGGTATGACACCTATTACTTCTTTTGGTGACTTACCTCAATACATGGGTAGTACAAACTTTCAAGGTAGAGGATTATTAACTGGTTTATTTGAAGCATTAACAGGATTATTTAATGCAAACGATAAAGCTGCAATGGAAGTATTACAAGTAGTAAGTAACTCTTATTCTGCTACTGCTTATAGAGGTAATGTCTATGCTGCAGGTAATGATAGTTGGGGTAAAATGGGTGAACTACAAAATACATTTTTTAAATGGAACTCATTAAATGGTTGGGTGTCAAGATTAAAAAGTTCAATGATATTAGGATTATCTAGACATTATGGAATGCAGACTAGCACAAAATTTTCAGATCTAGATTTAAGAGAAAGAAATTTTTTAACTTTATATGGTATTGATGAAGGTAAGTGGGATATGCTTCGTTCAATTGAAACTTTAGCATCTGACAATAAAAGATATTTAACTGCAGAAGGTGTTGATGAAATAGCAGATGAAGTTATTATTAATTATGTTGGTAGAAAATTATCTCAAAGAGAAATAAGAAATTTTAAAAAAGATTTAGAGTTAACCTGGAGAAATGTTTTAGTAGATCAAGGTATGCATGGATCTCCAGAACCAGATGCTGCAACTAGAGCAATTATGAACCAGGGTCTAGAAAAAGGTACTCCAATGGGAGAGACTATTAGATTTATTATGCAGTTTAAAGGATTCCCTATTAGTATGTGGAAAAAAATTATTGGTAGAGAATTATATTCTTATGGAGCAGACGAAGGTAGTTTGCCAATGTTAAAAGGTTTAACAAGTCTTGTAATTATGGGTACTATTTTTGGATATATAGCAATGACAACTAAAGATATGATTAGAGGTAGATCACCTAGAGATCCTAAGAAAAAAGGTGTTATTTTACAATCCTTTGCTCAAGGTGGTGGTGGTGGTATTTATGGTGATTTCTTAATTAGTGAAATACAAAATGAATATGGAAATGGTATATTTGAAACTGCTCTTGGACCAACTGCAGGAGATATAAAAAAATTCTTTGATATGGTTCAAGCTATGAATGAACCTAAAAAAGCAGGTAAAAAATTTTACGAATTAGTTGAAGGTCATACACCTTTTTTAAATTTATATTACACTAAAGCAGCATATGATTATTTAATTGGCTACCAAATTAAAGAGTTTTTAGATCCTGGATATTGGGAGAGAATGAAAGCAAATCATAGTGAAAAAAGAGGTCAAACATATTACATGAAACCAGGTTCAATAGTTCCAGAATTTAACCAATAAAGAGTAGAAATAATGATTAAAAAAGAATATAAACAAGAATATTTATTTACAAAACCATCAACATTGTTTAAAGGTTTTTAGCATATGACTATATCATCGACTACAGTAAAAAATTCGTACTCTGGAAATGGTACACTTGATACCTTCAACTATACTTTTAAGATATTTGCAGACGCAGATATTCAAGTAATTATTAGGGATGCAACAGCAACTGAAACAGTTAAAA